CCTGCTTGAATTGTTTCAGCAGCGGTAAGTGTTCTCCATTTTCTATATTCATTTGTTTTTACAATGTTAGTTCCATCTGAATAAACAACATAACAATTACCTTCACATAAAAGCACACCTGTTCCAGATGCAGTTTTAAATGTCAATGTATTTCCCGCATGATCTGTTCCGTCTTCAACGTTAAAAACTTTTTCAATACTATCTGGTAAAGTAACAGTTCTATTCGCAGCTAATGTGCCAGTAAATTTTAGAGTTGCATTTCTTGCATTTGAAATTGTAGCGTCTGTCATTGCTAGTGTTACATCTGCTGATGCAACATCAATTGCTTCAAAACCAGCTACTGCTTGTTGAACTAAATTTAAATTGGTATTTGTTTTGTCACCCCATGTACCGGCATTTTCTCCGGTTGCCATTAATTCGAGTTTTAAATCTGACGAAAAAGATGAAGCCATAATTTTTTTCTCCTATAGTTTGTAATTTTACTTAAGGTCACAAGTTAAATCAACCCTACCCTAAGCAGCATCTTGCCATGTATTATTTACCCCTAAATCAACCTCTTGCCACGGTGTTATGTTTACATCATTAATAGATGTTGTTAAAGATTGACCTGTAGGAACCACTAAAGCGTTACCTACAGCAGATTCTTCACCCATTGCAGTAGTTAAAGATAACCCTGAAACCCCTACTACTACTTGTGGAAGAGATGTAATAGATCCCAAAGACGATGTTAAGGCTTGTCCAGATAAAGACTCATTTGTGCTTTGAACCAGACTTTGTGTGCCTAAAGAAGAGGTTAAAGCAGTGCCTGTTACTGGTACATCTAAAAATAATCCAGCTGGTGCATTACCTATAGAGGTTGTTAAAGCCTGACCTGTTAATGTCTCTGTAGTAGTTTGTGTCAATGATGTGGAGCCAAGTGAGCTCGTCATCGTATTCTCAGATACAGTAATTGATAAATCAGCATTAGCTGTAACTGAGTAAACACCAAATGTTAACCCTAATGCCTGTCCCGTTACCGACACAGAAACATCTGTGGTCACAGTTTCGTTACCGATTGATGAAGTTAATGAAAGTCCTGTATTGTTTTTAGCTGAGTAATTTACACCCCAAGCTAAATTTCCATACGTATCTCTACCCCAACCTTCACCAATTAAA